ATAAACTGATTAGTCGTTGCTTCGCTAAAATCAAAACCGTTACATTCCATTTCGTCTTGGATGCGAAGAGCATCTTCGAGGCTGATTTCCAGGATCTTAGCAATTTCACGTGTGTAAAAGTTCATATCAATTTCCTCAGCTTATTATTCATACTACCAAAGATATGATAAAATGTACACTAAAAAAACGTATCGAACGAAAAATAATTTGGTAGGGATAGCGAGACTCGAACTCGCACTGGAGGCATTTTAAGTGCCCTGTCTCTGCCATTGGACTATATCCCCATGGGGTGATCGACGGGTATCGAGCCCGCAACTCCGGATTCACAATCCAGCATGTATCCATTAACACCTCGACCACCATAAACTGTTTGATTAGACCCCGCCGGGATTGCCCAGCACCTCACGACATCCACTACGCAGACACCGTCTAATCACGCCCTAGCGTTACCCTCAACTCGGTGTGGAACAGTCCCCGCTGCTCTGTATTACTGTTTGCTCGATGGGGTTACATGAGGTCGGCCTCATCTCTTTTCTATGCAAACAAACCACGTAATTTGGCGGAACGTCAGGGAGTCGAACCCTGTCAACCCATTACAGGTTGTACGCATTAGCAGTGCGTTGCATTACCGTCCTGCCCACGTTCCTAAATTTGGTAGCCCCGAGCGGTTTCGATCCGCCTTCTCGTCAGTGAAAGTGACGTGTCCTAGCCAGTAGACGACGGGGCCATGGAGCGGGTGAGCGGATTCGAACCGCCGACCACTTCGTTGGCAACGAAGAGCTCTACCACTGAGCTACACCCGCAAAAATGGAGGAAGCGGTGGGATTCGAACCCACGGTACCCGCAAAGGTACGCTAGTTTTCAAGACTAGATCAATCGACCACTCTGACACGCTTCCAATTTGGTGCGTCTAGTAGGCTCCGACCCTACGACCTCACCCTTATCAGGGGTGTGCTCTACCAACTGAGCTATAGACGCGAACAACAATGAGAAAGAACTAACTGGCCCCGGTGCGAGGATTCGAACCCCGACGAACGGTTTTGGAGACCGTCATGCTACCATTAACATCACACCGGAACATAACTTGGCGATCTAGAAGGGACTTGAACCCTCGACCTCTCGCGTGACAGGCGAGTGCTCTAACCGTCTGAGCTACTAGACCAATGAACTCTTATTTATACCCTTCTACATGATTCGCGCTTAATTGTACATGTTTATTTTCAGTTTAAATGACGTACAGCGTGATCAGCAGCATGAGTAGCAGCGAATGCAGAAGGCTTGATCTTGGCATCCATACCAAGTGAACCCCTTACCCAACCAAGCGCTTCTTTGACAGCAACGTTTGACTTGTGATTTGGGTTTGGATTGATGTCCAAATGGATCTCGAAGTGACGATCGCCGATTACATCAATAATTTCTGTAGCGGTTGAGACAGCAAGCTGCACTTCCATTAGTAAACGCTGCTTCAAATTACCATAGTCAGGCATGTCGACTGAGGTGTGGAACAGTCGGCCGCCCTTCTTTGAATCCATATGGATAATTACCACAGTAGAATACTTGGCATACCACATTTTGTTCTTTCTGAAACGAATCGAGTCACAGCCAATGTAAACTGATGAATTTGGACTTGAATCTAGAATCGCCTGCTTTGCTTCTTCAATCATATTACGTACTCATTATGGAGTCACGGGCGGGATTCGAACCCGCGGCTTTACGGATTTGCAATCCGTTGCATTGGACCACTCTGCCACCGTGACATTAATTATGGATGCTTCCAAACAACCTTGCGTTGTGCCTTGGCAATCCGTTTTGTTTCTTCCGCGCGGTCGTAGAAATCAATCCAACTATCATACTGTTTCATCGCCGCTTCCTTTGCAAGCTCGAAAGTTGGAAAGGTATCTTTTTTCGTATATGGAGTGTGTGTATAATGACTTATAAGACTCCAATTATCAAGGAACGGTGTGAAACGAGTAGTGCAGATCGCATACTCTGCGATAAACCCATCTTTCTCATTACCGCGAACACGTACTTTTACACCGTAAGGAACTTTCTTAAACATATCAATTCTCCATTATAAAAAACTGGTACTCCCGAAGGGACTCGAACCCCCAACCAAGCCGTTATGAGCGGCCGGCTCTAACCATTGAGCTACAGGAGTATGGTGCGCCGTGCAGGACTCGAACCTGCTGCCTCAAGTTTAGAAGACTCGCGCTCTATCCAGATGAGCTAACGGCGCATTAAACTTTACTTCGACTCCAACAACCAATTATTCGCGGTATCCATCCAATCGAGTGCTTCGACTGGAAGAGATTCGCCTCTGCGTTTGGCATTCAGAAGATCACAAAACGTGTCTTCGACAGCCTTCGGATTTTCCATTGTAGGAAATGCAAAAAGTTCGACGTTCATAAAATAATCTCCTAATCAATATATATTCAATTTATCGCGAAGTATAGTCGTAAACAGTGAAATGAGTTGCGTCGGCAATCAAACAATCTTGCATCGCGCGATGGTACGAGCGAGTATAAGTAGTCTTATCTGGGCGAGACATTTCGCGGCCGACAGAAACGGTGCGAGGGCCACGATAACGAACACGAATAGTAGTACCGGCTGCACGATAGGCGGCACGGACGTCTTCGAGTAATTCGATCGGAATCCAATAAGCCAGAACGGGGTAATAGCTATCGGCAAGGCCTTCGGCAGGCGCAGCGAATGACAATTCGATTTGTTCAACGGTAAGAGTCATAATATATTCCTTTCAACTGATAATATCATCTTACACCGGTTTCGGATTATTGTACATGTTTATTTTCGCATTTAGCAAATCTTTTGCTCGCTTGACCACCCACGGATCGAATGGCAAATGTGTACCAGTTGCACCAGACCAATCAGCAAAGGCCTCATCATAGAAGCCGATGTCTTTCCTCCGCTTCTGCAACTCGACTAACTCGTCGGCCCATACTTGCCACTTATGGTCGTCGATAACATTCTCATCCATTACATAGTAGAGATAGGAATGTATCAGCATCTGAGTACGACGCTGCCTGATCTTCTCAGACAGAGTCTGTATCTCATTGACCATCGGATCTTCGACGGGTGCAAAGAAGTCGTCGAGAGTGGCCATCATTCAGACAGCCACTTGGCGATTGAACCATACTTGAGGTTGAGTTCGTTCTCAAGGATCTCGAGGCCATAGAAATCGAACTGTTCCTTACGGATACCTTCGGCTTCAGCAATGATCTCAATTGCACTCTCACGAGTAGCATTTTCAACCAAGTACATCGTTGCTGCTACGCGAGCAGTAAACTTAAGAAAGTTAGATGCCTGTTCGGCAGCTTCTTGCTCAATCTGCCTGTCAAGCTTATCAGATAGATAAACCATGTCAGCATCGAATGCGTCGATCGACTCAAAGCGATAGTCGGCGCCCGGACGGCTGCCATACACATCCTTGTAAAGGTCGGAAAAGATGCAACCGTCTTTCGAGTTGGTGAGAGCGTTGATATCACGAAGAGTAATCATGTCAATATTTCCTTTCATCATCATATAACCAGGATACCTTGTTTTGATAATAATGTACATGCTAAAATGCGCCCGAAAGCGAATTCGAGCGCATTTTTTTTCGATTTAAAAGGTATTTACACTACGATGTTAAACGCAGCCAACTTAGCAACCACTTCATCGATGGTATCGAGAATGGTATCAGGTCCACGATCATCGATAGTACGGATCATAACCTTGCCACGGTGTTCGACAACACCAATAAGATGATTAACATTCACCAGATACTTACCACCTGATTCGTTAATGAATTCTACAAATTGTACTTTGTCGCTCATTTCTTTCTTCCTATGTTATACTTTGTCACGAGGCTCCATTCATTTTTTTCTTTGAATGGAAGAATCTTAATCTGATTCAACGGAGTCTGAGGATCTTCGATTTTAACTGGATCGACTACTGCAATGAGTCCCCAGTCAGATAGAAGTTTGACGACAGTATTTCTACGGCCTTTATCTTCGTCTGAAAAATCTGTAGGTTTACCGTCAAGAGCAAAGAGCTCTTTAAAATGGACGATATAATATTTGCCTTGTTTGTGCAGGATATGGCAAGACTGATAAAGAGTCTTGTCCTTACGAGAAGCCACGCCGATACGAGTCAGAGTTTCACGAACTTTTAGGAAATCATCCTCTTCGCCGAGCCTCACTTCAATTAAACTTTCTAAAACACTCATGTTTCACCCTTCTGAATCTTTTTCTTTATTATTTTTATATGTTCAGAGGAGAGGATATCAAGAGCTGCCTTGGCAGCACGGCGGTTATAACCGTAATACTCTGCAACCGCTTCGAGATCTCCATCCTTTTCTTTTTTCACCCACTTCGCAAAGCGTTTGCTAGGTCGTATGATATTTATCAAAAAAGAATATTGGAGTTTGTTGTCGAGGTGGTGGTTGCAGTTCATCATGTTTGCGGCATGGATACTATCCGCAAAGTAGGACAGAGAACGATTCGTTAGCCAAGGACTGTAAGTCTTCTCGGCGAGTGTATCATTCTCCGTACCTTTCATCAGGTTCTTCTTGGTCGAGTTGATCGATGTCACGAAGTCGAATGCCTTCATCGCTGCGTCCTTTCATAATCACTTCAGCAGACTTATCAAAGAAGTCTGCACATTTTTCACATATCTCAAGTTCATGAGTTCCGTCTAAAGTTTCTAAACGGAGCTCATGAAATCGAGCAGTCTTAGGATACTTATCCTCACAGACTGGGCAGGTTTTCTTTTTCCAGATCACAGAAACTCACAGTCGGCCATGATCTCGGTCAGACATGCCATGAGGTTGATCTCAGGATCTGCAGCGAAGGCATTTTGATACTGGTACTTTGCGAGATGCAGTACCAGCTGAGGCATACTACCCTTACCAATATGATCTTCTGCTTTATCGAAGAAGGCACGGAAGAATTCAGTAGGTTCAATGTCAGACTCTCCAAGCCACTTACGAACGGCCGTGAAGTTCTTATCCTTCATGTAACCGATCAGCTTGGCAAGAGCAGAATCCGAGAAATTCCTAAGAATCCCAGTGTCAATCCCGCCAGTAGCACTATAA